GTCAACGGAAACCTAACCATAGAAATGGGATAAAAAATTATTTGAATTAACTAAAATGATAGAAGAGAACTATTATAAATATAAATAAGGATCAAGAGAATTATGGCAACTATAAATTTAGGAAGAATTAAACCAGTATTTCAAGGGGCATATAATGCTGCTACTGCTTATGTAGTGGATGATATTGCTACTTTTGGAGGCGAAACTTTTATTTGCATTTTAGCTTCAACTGGAAACGCAACTTCAAATGCAACCTATTGGTCTAAAATAGCCAAAAAAGGTGATGACGTAACACAACTTACTACCCACGGCGATTTGCTGTTTAGGGATGCAAGTGGTGTACAAAGATTAGCGGCAGGCACAGCAAATCAAATGTTAATGACTAAAGGTGCTAGTGCTGATCCTGTTTGGGGTTCTTCAACTTCAATTTTATGGGAAACTAAAACAGCTAATTTTACTGCTGTTTCTGGCGGTGCATATATATGCAATACAACAGACGGTGTATTTACAATGACACTACCTGCTACACCAGTAGATAACGACTTTGTTATTATCAATGATGGTATGGGAGTTTTTGATACAAAAAATCTTACAGTTGATAGAAACGGAAATAATATAGCAGGAAGTGCTACAGATTTAACAGTAGATAAAAAATATGCTAATTTCAGATTAACATTTAAAACAATACCAGATGTAACTTCATCTTTTATTGGATGGTTAATTTCATAATGAAAGATATAAACTATATAAATAGTATTACAAACAAAATTTTAGGGGAGAACATTTAATGAGTTCATTAACAACACTTTTAAGCGGCGGTAGTTCAGCTGGTGCAATAGACCACAGAAAAGAAGGTCTTCCGTTATTCGGTATGTGGGGAGATAACTCCGACGGTAATCATAACGTAAACTACAGAGTCTTTGATTCTGGTTTTCAAAACGTAGGGTCTCCTTGGGGTGCTGTATGTAACTCAACAACAAACTATAGATTTGGTATGTTGTCGGATGCTTCTCACGCTTATACAGATAATGACCACGGTCAACACGTATCTCACGAAAATTTAACAACACAAGATTATACATCTTGGACATATTGGAATAAATCAATATACCAATGTGACCAATATCCACACGCACAATATTATACATCTTCAAGAGATGGATTCGTATCTTGGCATTCTTACCACCAATACACATCTTCTTTTGAATATCAAAATGGATGGACAAAAATAAATATGGTTCTTCCAGAAGGAATTAGACCTAGACGTATGTTTGTTAATAGACGATTTACGTTAAGAGAAAGATATCCAGGTCAACACGGTGCTCCGAATGTAGACACGTATGATTATACTTCTCACTTACTAGCAACATCTCAAACATATTCAACTGGTACTGGATACAATGAGAAAACAAAAACTTTAGTTATGGTTCACTCTGGTGACGAAGGTGGAAATACTTCAAAAACTATTCACATTTTCAAATCTGCTAAATGTTTAAATAAAATAGACAGAATTAAAGAATACTTTGATAACTTAACTTCAACTGAACACTTTACTGACACTTGGACTAATCAAAATGTTAAAGATTGGTGCGTTGTTGTTGGTAATAATGACTATGTTGGATTTGGATTAAAACAAAGTAATAGTAAAAGATACGGTGTATTTGATTGTTCAGTCAAAGGCGGAACTGCTCACCAAACTGGTGCAAGTAGACAATGGTCAACTTGGCAAGATTTTACAGGATCAACAACTACATCTTACGGTGCTAATAACGGACACCAATACTACAGTAAATTTATGACGACTTGGGATGGTACTTGGGGAATGATTTATTCACCATATTACTACTACGGAGTTGGTATCAATGCATTCTGTATGAATATAGAAAACCCTAGAAAATTTATTTGTATAAACCAAACTAAATCAAGTAGAGGAAATCCTTATTTCGCTTGGGGACGTACAGGTTTCCACGGAGGTTGGTCAGACAACTGCGATTCAGAGTCTCATAGAACATATGCTTGGTCTTTTGATCCTACGGATTCAGATGAAACTACAAGTACACTTGTTTATCAAGGTGGTTCTTCAGGAGATGAAGTTGTACCTAATTCTAACGCACACGTTGGAACTACAGTAACTAATAAAACTGGAAATTACGGTTTATTCGCTGCTAGAACTTGGCTACACGGAGGTTTCTACTCAACTAACTATCCACTATTAATGCAAATTGACTGGTGGGGTCAGTACGGAAATGCCGAAAATACTTACGGTGGAAAATACGGAACATAGGAGATTATAGAGATGGCAAGAACATATTACTTTACACTAGCAGGCGAACCTTTTTCACCAAATGCTGAAACTGGAGATGACGCAGTAGCAAAAGGACAAGCAATCAAAGTTGATGACGTTCCTGATAACATTGAATCGTGGAGAATGTCAATTAATCCAGAAACAAAAGAATTATCAATAGTTGGCGGAGCTGACGGTGATGAAGCGGCTGCTCTAACAGCAAAAGAACAAGCGCAAACAGATGAAAACGCTGCTGAGAAAACAAAAGCTGATGATTTAAATAAAGCTAAAATTGCAGAAGCAAAAAGACTTTCAGACGCTGGTCTAGCTTAATTTATGTAGTGATTTTATTATGATAAGTATTTTATTATGTATGACATCAAAGAATTAACCAAAGATATACACCAAAACGCAGAAAGACAAGAGTTTGTCAAAACTCTTATGTCAGGTTCTATTGAACCTAGACTTTATGCAACCTATCTTTACAATCAATTACAATGTTATGCTATATTAGAAAAATATGGAATAGAAAATTCTCTATTTCGTACAACTCCTAATTTACCTAGAGCAGAACATTTACATTATGATTTTAAAGCATTATGGACAAGTGAAGACCTTCCAACAGTAACTCAAAGTACTAAAGATTATGTTGCTCATATTGAAACAATCAAAGAAGACGCAGAAAAATTATATGGTCATATCTATACTAGACATTTAGGAGATATATCTGGTGGTCAAATGATAATGAGAAAAACACCAGGACCTAATCGTTATTACAAGTTTAAACATAAAGAAATAAAAGAGTATAAACGAATAGTAAGAGAAATGATAAACAGTTATTTAAATGTTTATAAACTTAATATTCTAAATGAAGTTAAATTTTGTTTTGCAACTGCTACACAATTGTTCAAAGAAATGAACGATATGGATTATTCAAAACCTTTAATATTAACTAACGAGGTTAAAGATGATTTGGGAACGACTAATTAAATTAGAAAAAGATATAATCGCTATACTTGATAGACGTTGTAAAGAATACAACGAAGACGGTATGGATAGATTTAATAATGATACTTGGGTTAACCGTACTTGGTCTAATATGAGTGTAAGACGTGCTCACGTAGACGTAGTGGATGCTAGAGAAACAAAAGGTCTTTGGATGGCACACATATGTTTATTTCCAATGTTAACTAATGGTGGTCCAATTTATGGTTTTGATGTTATTGCAGGTAAGAATAAAGTTACAGGTGCTTTCCACGATTATAGTCCGCTATTATTAAAAGAACATCCCTTAACAAAGTATTTCATAGAAGAAACAAAGTGGTTTAAACCATCTAAAGTGAGAGAATTGCCTGATTGGGCAAAGGCTATCTTTAGTCCAGGTATGATTGCCGCTGGAAGAATAACAGAAGAGAAAGAATTAAACCAAATATGTACTCTTGCTACGTCTAATTTAGAAAATTATCTTGACAAAATTGGTCATTATAATAGCGATTCAAAGGAAGAAGATGTAATAAGAGCACAAAATTTTTATTGCGAACACCAACAACAAAATCCACACACCCCTAGAGTAATGAAAACTCTTGGACTGCCTGAAGATGATATAAAACTATTCTGTACTGATAATTTGTTTCCGAAGATATAATTGTTATTATAAATATACAATAAAGGAACCAGTATGGCAAAACCAGCATCCAGAGAAACAATAAAACAATACGCTTTAAGAGCATTAGGTAAACCTGTAATTGAAATCAATGTTGATGACGACCAACTAGAAGATAGAATAGATGAAGCATTACAATATTTTTCTCAATACCACTATGATGGTGTTAAAAGAACCTATTTAAAGTACAAGTATACATCAGCAGATAAAGCTAGAATTTTAGCAGATACTACTGAAACCGAATCTAAAACGTATGGTGATTCTTCTGTAGTAAATACAGAATGGAAAGAAGGTAATGGATATATTGTATGTCCTGAATCTGTTTTATCTGTAATTAATATATTTCCATTTTCAAACAAAGGTAATTTAAATTTATTTGATGTTAGATATCAATTAAGATTAAATGACCTATATGATTTTTCTTCAACGTCTGTTATTAACTATGATGTTGTATTAAGACATTTAGATTTTTTAGACCATATATTAGTCGGAGAAAAACCTTATAGATTTAACCAATTAGATAATAGACTTTATGTTGATATGGATTGGAAAAATGATTTACAAGTAGATGAATTTCTTGTAATAGAATGCTGGAGAAAATTAGACCCTAACCAATATACAGATGTCTTTAATGATATTTGGTTAAAAAGATACGTAACTGCTTTATTCAAAAAACAATGGGGAGCTAATTTGTCTAAATTTAATGGTGTTGCAATGATTGGTGGAGTTACATTAAACGGTCAACAAATTTATAGTGAAGCGTTAGAAGCTTTAGATAAATTAGAAATAAAATTAAGGAGCGATTTTGAGGAACCCCTACCTTTACAGATAGGATAATGCTATGCCAGTTAATCATTACTTTTCAGGTGGAAAAGGCATAGGTAATGCTGCCGAAAAAAGACTACACGAAGATATAATAGTTGAAGGTCTTAAAATTTACGGTCAGGATGTCTATTACTTACCACGAACATTAGTCAATAAAGATTTAATACTAGGAGAAGATGTATCTAGTAGATTTGATGATTCTTATTTGATAGAAATGTATTTTGAAAATAATACAGGATTTGCTGGTGAACAAGAAATCATAAGTAAGTTTGGATTAGAAATTCGTGATGATACATCATTAATGGTTTCAAAAAGAAGTTGGACAAATTTAGTTGGTAATAAGGCAACACAGGTTGGTTCTTCTTTATCAGTTACAGGAAGACCAAACGAAGGTGATATTATATATGTGCCTTTGATGAAATCTTTTTTTGAAATTTTATTTGTAGAAGACCAAGAACCATTTTTCCAATTAGGCAATCTGCCAGTTTATAAATTAAAAGTAACTCGTTGGGAGTATGCAAGTGAAAAACTTGATACTGGTTTATCTACTATTGACCAACACGAAGATACACATACACTAGACCAATTAGCATATAAGTTTACTTTAGAATATGGACAAGAAGTTATGACAGGTAAAGGTTCAGTACAATTAGAAAGTTATCACGATTATTCAACTGGTCAACCAGCACTTTTAATGAACGAAGATTTTACAGAGTCTAATATACAGACACAATCTCCATATGCAGATAATTTAGACTTGAATAAAGAGGCAGGATATGATACTGTTTCAACAGCGGATGATATACTTGACTTTACAGAAAGAAATCCTTTTGGGGAGATAGATGAATAATGTTTGGAACACACTTTTATAATCAAAGTTTAAGAAGACTAACTATTGCATTTGGACAGATTTTTAATAATATAATTATTCAACAAAAATCTGGTACAGGTGCTATTACTAAAAGAATACGTGTGCCTTTAGCATACGCTCCTAAAGAAAAGTTTATAGCCAGAATAGACCAACAAGCAAGTTTAGAAAAAGGTAAAACGTTTGCTATTGTATTACCTAGAATGGGATTTGAATTAACAGGTTTAAAGTATGACGCCACTAGAAAACTAAACAAACTTCAAAAAACAGTTAGAGTTAAAACTTCTGATTCTACTGTACATAATTTTAATTATTCACCAGTACCCTATGATATAAGTTTTAGTCTTTATTCTTTTACGGCTACAGCAGAAAATGGACTACAGATAATTGAACAAATATTACCATATTTTGCACCAGACTATACAGTTACTATTAATGCAATACCAGAATTAAATATTAAAAGGGACGTGCCTATTGTTTTAGATGAAGTACAATATGAAGATACATATGATGGTGAATTTAATAAGCGTAGAGCTGTTATATATACTTTACAGTTTACTGCTAAAACTTACTTATATGGACCTATGGCACAAAGTAAAGTTATTAGAAAATCACAAGCAGATTTAGGAACATCTACGGATGCTCCTTTATCAAGAGAAGAAAGAATTATAGTAATACCAAATCCTGAAAGTGCAGACGCAGATGATGATTTTGGATTTACAACAAAGATTAGTTTCTATGATGATACAAAGAAATATAATCCAGTAACAGGAGAAGATGAATAATGAGTAAATTGGAAGAAAGTGTTAATGAGATATTAGGTTTGGAAGGTAAAGATAAAGTTATACCAGAGAACCTTGAACCACAAAAGGGGTTTAAAGTTCCTGTTCCTAGAAAGAATGGAGAAGTTCCTTTAAAAGTTGAAAAAGATATTAATACTGATTATGATTATAGTAGAGAAAGTTATTATAGTATAATAGAAAAAGGACAAGAAGCAATACAAGGTATATTAGATATTGCAAAAGAAGGACAACACCCTAGAGCTTATGAAGTTGTTGGTCAATTGATAGGACAAGTTGGTACTACAGTTGATAAATTACAAGATTTACAAAAGAAATTTAAAGACTTAAAAGAATTACCTAATAGAACAAATGCAAATATTAAAAATGCATTGTTTGTAGGGTCAACTGCTGAATTACAGAAGATGTTAAATAAGCAAACTATGGAAACAAAAATGGAAAAGAAAAATGAAAATGAAACTATTGACGGCAAATCAAAAGATAGCGAATAAAATTCCTATAGAGCTAAAAGACTTAATCTATATTAAGTCAATGACACCACTAAAAGAATTATTAGATGGTGAATCATTAAATTATCCAATAGAAGTAAAAGAACACATTGTATCCGAAGTACCTAGATACGGTGCAATGGGTATACCCTATATAGAAAAAGAATATAGTGTGTGGAGAGGTAGTCAACGAGTGCAGGCAGCTAAACAATTAGGTTATACACATATAGAAGGAGTAATAGTTAAGTGAAACATTTAGAAGAATTTACAAAAATAATAAATGAATATAAAGAAGATGGAAGATACCGTGTCTTTAATGATATAGTTAGGACTAGAGGAAACTTTCCTCACGCTATTTGGTATTCAAAATACTCAATTAAAAAAATAGTTAATTGGTGTTCTAACGATTATTTAGGTATGGGACAACACTCTTATGTTATAGACTCAATGAAAACAGCATTAGAATCAAGTGGGGCAGGTGCTGGAGGTACAAGAAACATATCTGGTTCTACTCACTATCATAATGCTTTAGAAGAAGAATTAGCAGATTTTCATAAAAAAGAAAAGGCATTAATATTTACTTCAGCATATAATGCTAATCAAACAACTTTAGAAACTTTAGGAAAAATTATACCTGAATTATTGTATATATCAGATTCAT